GAATGGCTAAATCAGCTGCAGCCTTAACAGTTATGGCGGCAGGAGCTTCCGGAGCAGCGAGAGGGCTTTCTGCGATCGCTAGTGCAGGAAAGACGGTGCAGACAAGCCTTACCGGTGCATTTAAAGTCGGAACAGCAGCTTTGACAAGCCTCGTCAAAGGATTTGCCACAACAGGAAAGACCGCCCAGAAATCCGGCAAACTGGTCGGGGACGGTTTCTCAAAGAACCTGCAGACAGGACTGAAAAAAGGCGTGACGAATGCGCAGACATCCGGAAGGCAGATCGGACAGAGGTTTGTAACATCGCTCAGGCCATTTATTTCCCAATCCGGAAGTATCGCAGGCCAGATGACGAGCAATATCGGATCCAAACTCCGTGCCGGTTACGGATCTGCGTACAGTGCCGGATCCCATGTCGGGCACGGCGTAGCATCAGGACTCCGGAGCGCCTTAGGCTCTGTCACCGCAGCCGCCAATGCTATCATTAGTCAGGTAAACCGCGCTATGAGAGCTAAGGCGAAGATCCATTCGCCATCAAAGCTTACCAAGAAGAAAGTCGGCATTCCACTGGCGCAAGGCGTAGCTAAAGGACTGAAAGCCGGATCGAGCAGCGTCAAAAAAATGTCCAAAAAGCTGATCAAGAAAAACGTCATCACAAAAAACACCGGGAAGATGAAGTCGCTGGCGAAGTACGGCAAAGACCAGGCGACGGCAGCGGCAAAAACTGCAAAGAGCCTTACATCGGCTTCGGACGGCAAATATAAGGAAGCCGGCGACAAGATCAGCAAGTCCATCAAGAATAATCTTGAAACAAAGTCCAAGGCGGCACTTAAATCCGCAAAGACAACCACGCAGAAATGGACAGACAAATATTACGGCACTTACAAGACCAATAAAAAAATAGAAAAAAACAAGGAAGATATCAAGAAACTGCAGCTCGACAACCGATCGGCTTCCAAGGCGCAGAAAAAAGCCAACAAGAAAAGGATCACGCTGCTGCAGAAGAAGAATCTGGCCCTTACAAAGAAGACAAAAGCCGCACAGAAAAAGTCCAACAAGATGTCGAAGTCTGTGTATGCTCAGTTTGAGAAGTACTATAAGTCAGAGACAGACAAGCTGGTCGCTGCGGCTGACGAATCCATCAAAAAGATCACGGACAAATACCAGGAGATGTATGATGCCGTGATCAGCAAGAGGACTAATTTCTATAATAAGCTCTCTGACGTTGGGGATCTGTTCGTTTCTGACGATTACGGATACGTTGCCCTGAAAGACTTCAGTAAGGCGACTGCCCAGATCAACCAGTACAGCGCAAATCTGGAGAAGCTCAAAGGGATCCTGCCGGACGGCTATATGGAAGAGATCCTGGGGCTGGATACGGCAACAGGGCTCAAGCTGACCAACCAACTCCTCAAGATGTCCACTGATCAGCTGAAAGCCTATGGAGAACAATATTCTACGTTTATAAATACCGCATCTCAGACATCATCTAAATACTATCAGCCGCAGCTGGATGCCATCAAAACGCAATTCAACTCGGCTATTGATTCCGAGATGGAGACACTTAAGGCGAAGATGGATGCGCTTGGACAGAGCGCCGTACAGAGCTTCTGTAACGGCATCGCCAAGAAGAGTAAGACGCTTGCCAAAGCGGCTAAATCGATCGGCAACGCGACTAACACAGGGTACGCGAAAGGTACCAAGAAATCGACCAAAAAATCCACCAAGGCTACAAAGAAGTCCTATGGGAAGAACACCAAGGCGGCCAAGAAGAAATTAAAGGTCCACAGCCCTTCCAAAGTATTCGCGTGGATCGGGCAGATGACCGGAGCAGGCTATGTGAAAGGCCTGGAGTCTACCCAACGGATGATCAGGAATGTATCGGAATCCACGATACACATCCCGGATCCGGGAGCTCCTTCGGTATCGAGTTCCGGAAGCATGCTGAACGATAACTATTCTTACGGGTCTGCGAAATATGAGATCACCGTAGTAACTCAGATTGATGGAAAGGAAGCTGCAAGAGCCATGGCCGATTCAATGCAGGAAGAACTCGACAAGAAGAACAGCCGTTCTTCCAGGAAGCGCGGTAACTAAGAAGGAGACAGGCATGTATAATTTCATTGATTCAACTGAAAACATAAACTCCGGATCCTCCCTGCCTGGTGAAGCCCTTCAATTCAATGGGAGATATCTGGAGAACCTGATCGAAGGATACCGGACTCTGTACGTTTCCGGGAGAGAATTGCTGGCTCCGGAGCTCAACACTCTGGAGCTGGCAAAACGCCATGGGTCCATCTACAGGAACCGCAGGTATCCGGAAAGGGTGATCACTGTGGGATTCCAGCTGATCGCCCCGAGCAATGAAGAATTCAGGGAAAGGTTCAATATTCTTAACGGGATTCTGTATGCCGAGGAAGCACAGCTTGTCTTTGCGGACGAGCCGGACAAGTGCTTTTTTGGCACCCTTTCAGACATCGACTCTCCGGAACCTGGCAAGAACGCCATTACAGGGGAGATCAGTTTCACATGTACAGACCCCTTCAAGTACTCTGTGGAAGAGCTGGAAGCAGTTCCAGAAGAAGACCAGGGCCAGACGATCCTGATCGATTACAAAGGAACTGTGGAGGCAAGGCCTGTCCTGGCTGTCGATTTCCCGAAATACGGCCCTGACAGCAACTGCACATACCTTGCGTTCGTCAACGGCGACGGGAAGATAGTCCAGATCGGAGGTGTGGATACTTCGACATTCGTGGACGAAGAGTCCGATGCTCGGAACATTATCTATGAGTATTTCTGCGCTGGTATTTATGAGAAACTGTACTGCGATGATGATGTGTACTGCAGCGACTCCTTGTTTTGCTGCATCTCTACGGATTGGATTTCTGGGGGTTGCACGTTTGATGCAGGAGGCGAAGACATAACGATTGCGGGTCTAGCAGATGTCCAGGAAACGGGTGAGCAGGGAAGACTGGAAGCACTGTCCTACGGATCCGGAACAGAATGGCATGGTCCTGCCGTATCTGCAGAAGTAAGCAATACTGTGACAGAGCTTACAGATGTAGAAATGGTTTTTCAAAACCATCTGGAGGCATCCGCTATAGACGAAAAAGGGATGTTTGTCGCAACGATGAACACCATTGCAGATAACGAGGAATCCGTGATTGCGTCTCTCGCTTTTGTGAAGAAAGAGGACGCCATGAGCATGGATGTCCTAATGACCATCACGGATACCGTACGGAAGCGTATCACAATCCCTATGCCCCTTCCGGGAGGAGAGTGCAGGATCGCCAAAGACGGAAACAGGATAGAATTCACCGCATGCGGTAAGATATATACATTTTATGATGATTCCATTACGGATATAGGGATCCACAAGATCGGGATTCTGTTCGGGGCATACGGAGACGAGCCGGAACTTGCAGAAAATAACCTTGAGTGGCTCCGCCTCACCAATGCCCCCGGCAAATTCTCCAACATCGATGAGATATCCGCGGACTGCAGTTCAGCGAGCATTACCATGAATGGGCTCCTACGCCCTTCCCTTGATGTTATCGGGAACCAGTGGGAGAGTTTTATCCTGAAACCGGGAGTAAACCAGATAATGGTATCGTATAAAATGGATTCTTCCAATGTCCCTGAATTTAAAGTCAGATACAGGGAGGTGTTCCTGTGATCATACATTTTGCTGACAGGAAGTTTAACATCATATGCGTTGCTTCTACAATGCTTCCGTCCGGTATCGTGATCACGGAAGACAAAAAAGAACAGGAGATTGAGACCGGCATTGCCAGCCTGTCGTTTAAGCTTCCCTATACCAAAGAAACCAGAGAGCTTGTAGAGAAAGCGGCCACAGAAGGGAATTATCTGTTCAAAGCGGACGGTGAGGATAACGAGTTTTACACGATAATCGATACGGAGCTCGATACAGATGACGAAAGCATCTATGTGTATGCTGAAGACGCAGGGCTTGACCTCCTTAACGAGGTGGCCCTGCGATGGCCGTCAGAGGTAACGCCCGCCTCCGAACTTGGAGCGCATGACTTAACCTGGTATTTTACGAAGTTCCTTACCGACGGTAATTACGGCGGCGGGAGCATAGGCGGAGGAGACACAGGTTTCGAGATAGGCCTGAATGAGTCTGGATCGGAGACGAAAGAACTGTCCTGGAGCGACGAGGACACACTTACGGCCAGACTGCTGGACATCGCTTCCCAGTTTGGCTGTGAGATCTCATTTTCCTTCACAATAGAAGGACTTGTCATAACCCATAAATATATTAACATCCACAAGAAGCGAGGCTCTGATAACGGCGTCAAGCTGAAGATGGGGCATGAGGTTTCCCGTATTACTATCAAAAAGAGCATTGCCAATGTGGCCACAGCTCTTAAGTGTACCGGATCGGCAGATGACTCAGGAGTAGAGGTCAACCTGGAAGGGTATTCGTATGACGACGGGGATTTCTATGTTATGTCTGGAAGCCTGGTCTGCTCGAGAATCGCCAGGAGCAGATGGAGCCGATACCTTGCCCCTTCGGAACCAGGACAGATCTCCGGAGGGACCGGGGACATAGTCAAGACATTCACTTATGACACTGTCGACCAGGCTACCCTTTGTCAACAGGCTGTGACGGAATTGAAAAAGATACGGGATCCGGAAGTAACATATGAGGTGGAGCTCAATTATCTGCCGGACAATGTCAGGCTAGGAGATACCGTTACCCTGATAGATGAAGAGGCAGCCCTGTATGTGTCAGCAAGGATCCTGAAGCTGGAGAAATCCGAGTATGATGATAAACAGACGGCTACTCTTGGGGATTATGTCATAAAACAAAGCGGCGTTGCCCAGGAGCTTACGGACCTGGCAAAGCGCTTTGAGAATTTCTCCAAAAACCGTCCTTTCTATACATGGACAGCTTATGCGGATGACGCTCTAGGCACAGGAATCAGCCTGGATCCGGAAGGGAAAGCGTACATTGGGACCGCTGCCAACAAGACGACAGGGGTCGTTGACATCTCTGATCCGACGGTATTCACCTGGATTAAAGCAAAGGGGGAGGCCGGTGCTGATGCCAACGTGCTACGTATTGACAGCAGCAGAGGTACGGTGTTCAAAAACAATCAGGTATCTACTGTGCTTTCCGTGACGGTCTATACTGCAGGGCTGCGTATCACTGACATCTCTGCTCTGAGGGCTAAATATGGGGCAGGGGCCTATCTGCAATGGTACTGGCAGCGGCTGGATGATGACGACTACGGCATAATCGTGGCCAGCGATCCAAAGCTTTCTGATGACGGCTTCCGCCTGACTTTGACCCCGGAAGACGTAGATACCAAGGTTACTTTCCGGTGCGAGCTGATCACAGCTTAAAAGGAGGAGTTATGAAGATACTGATAGCAGTACCCACTTACGAAACCATATCCCCTGATACTTTCAAGTCAATTTATGGACTGGATCCATGTGGTCATCAGTGCGTATTTGATTTTGTCCGTGGCTATGACTGTGCTACGGCCAGGAACAACATCGCTCAGGAGGCCCAGGATGAAAAGGCTGATTATGTCCTAATGGTAGATAATGACATCACCCTTCTTCCGGACACGCTAAAGAACCTTCTTGAGGATGCAAAAGAGGTTTGCCTCGGGTATTATGCACACAGGAATTCAGCTAATGTGTATGACGGAAAAACATCTGTATGCAGGATAGGGGAATTTAACTACACCCAGCAGCTCCCCTCCATAGAGCTTGTCCGGTTGAAGGAAAACGGAGTCCATAAGATTCAGATACATGGAGGTGGGATGGGATGCGCCCTGATTAAAACAGATGTGTTCCGCAAGTTGGAATACCCCTGGTTTGACTGGGTGAATTATAAAGACAGAGGGATCCTTTCGGAAGACCTTTATTTCTGTGAACAATGCAACAATGCAGGTATAAAGATATATACAGATACAAGAGTTGGATGCGGACATTTGTTCCGTCATGTCCAATGGCCTGCTTCATAAAGTCATATTATTAGGAGGAAAGTAACAATGCCCGTATTAACATCGGATCAAATCACGGTTGCCGACTTAACAGATGGATATTCTATCATGCTTTCGGCAGATGCTATATCGTTAAATGGAAGCACAACAACTCTTGGCACTGCCCAAAGTGTAACGGTAAATGTAACAGCCTACAAAGGCGGTTCTAAGGTCGTTCCGACTGTAGGGACACCGACATGCCCCGCAAATGTGTCCGCATCTGTTGGAGCTGCATCAGACAGCGTTGTTCCGGTAACAATTACTTTTGCAGCAGCTCTCGCTGCAGCAGGAAAAGTAGTGATCCCGGTGTCTGTTGATGACATCACTATCAATAAAGAATTTGCGTTTTCAATCTCCTTTAAGGGGGCAACAGGAGTTTCTGCATATTCCTACGATCTTATCGTATCCCACGCTGCAGTTGTCAAGAATATCACCGGAGCATACAGTCCATCAGCTATCACACTGACAGCGAAAAGATTGCAGGGAACCGGTAACCCGGCAAACTATTCAGGAAGATTCAAGATAGAGACCACGACAGATAACAGCACATGGACTGCACAATATACTTCTTCCGCTAATGAGGCAACGAAAGAATTCACGATCCCAAGTGGGGTAGTGGCGATCCGGTGTACGCTTTACCTTGCCGGAGGAACATCGACTGTTCTTGACCAACAGACTGTACCCGTTGTTTCAGACGGTGCCACGGGAGCAACAGGAGCAACTGGCGCGACAGGAAAGACTGGCGCCACAGGAGCCACAGGTGCAACAGGAGCTGGTGGCGCAGCAGGAGGGGATGCCTACACCGTTATCCTCACAAATGAGAACCACACCTTTGCAGGGAGCGTTTCCGCAGCTCTTGCCGGAAGTACAGAGTGCTCCGTTATTGCGTACAAGGGAGCTACCCAGGTAGCAGCTACGATTGGTACGATCAGTGGTGCTCCGACAGGTATGACAACCAGCATAACAGACAATGGTAAAACTACTGCGAAATTTACAGTTACGGTCACTACCGCCATGACTACAAATAACGGAGTATTGACCATACCGGTTACCGTAGACGGCAAGTCTTTCTCGATGAAATTCACATATTCCCTAGCGCTGACAGGTGCAACAGGAGCTACCGGCGCCACCGGAGCCACCGGTAAAACAGGCGCTACTGGTGCTACCGGACAAACAGGTGCAGCAGGAGCAGATGCTCTTTCTCTCGTGATCACAACAAGTGCGGGAAACATCTTCCGGAACTCCAGCGGATCCACGATACTTACCGCCCACGTATTTAAAGCAGGTGCGGAGGTTACCGGGTCAGCCCTTTCTGCTCTTGGAACCATCAAGTGGTATAAAGACGGAGGAAGTACTGCTGTTGGCACTGGTGCAAGTCTGACAGTAAACGCATCAGATGTTACAAATAAAGCAGTCTATGAAGCTCGGTTGGAGGCTTAATGAAAGAAGGTGAGCTTTATGGCTACATTAGCTCGTGACAGCATAACGGTAGCATGGCAAAAAGACATAACATCCGTGACCTGGTATTATAAACTTCAGTCCAGCACAGCAACCCCGCCCGCAAAACCTACAACGGCAACACCTTCCGGATGGACAACGACTGAACCAACTTACACAGAGGGCAGTACGAACAGCCTTTATGTGTGCCAGAAAACTACTTATTCTGATTCTACTTTTGAATATTCAGATGTGTCCCTGTCCAGCTCTTATGAAGCAGCTAAGATTGCGTATAATAAGAGCGTAACAGCATTGGAAGCCGCAACCCCGATAGAGACTAGGACGTATACAAATTTAATCGGAACCGCCAACGACGCAGCCAATGCGTCTTTTTATTTTGCTAAGATTCATCCTGCTAACTACACAGTGAACTGGAAAGTGCGCTTTAAGATCGTCGTGAAAGTACCGGAAGCATATACACAGACGGTAGACATCCAATTTGGCGGATATGGGTCTACCTTCAGCAGTTATGACTCTTATGTGACAAGGACTGGAAGTATTGGAATGTATTTTGTCAATCTCTACCGAGCGACACAGGCAGGGATTGCTACAAACCATAAGGGACATGCGGTTGGGTTTGGCCTTCGGGCGTCAACAAATCCGACAAACACTTCTTACAAGAGGAACATCTATGTAGAGCTCCTTGAGGTGGAAAACTGTACCGTAGCATTCCTGGATACAGCAGTGAAATATGCATCCATCGATGGGACAGGGAGCACCAACTATTCCGGTCTTACAGAAATGAGTGTGGCGACAGCTGGACAAAATGCAACCAATAATAGCAATACCCACTATACCCAGTATGGGAGTGCGGTTAAGGCAGGATCTTTTGGCGTTAAACGTTATACACTTCTTATGCGGGACACCAAAGATTCCTGGGTATCCTTTGTCAATGAGGCAAACAACACAGGAACATCGAAAACGGTATCTACAGGTGGACATTTACTGGGGAAACTCCTGTATTCCGCAGGAGAGGCAGAATATGCATCAGGGGCCAACACCTCTACCGTGTATGACGCTTATCCTTTTGACTTCCGTTATTCAGCCAATATCACAACCAGCAGCCTTACTGCTTACAAACCGGTTTATCTGGTTGGTACGATAGGAAACGATGGGAAGTTTTATCTGAACACTACTACCTGGTGGACGCAGACGGTGCCGACTACGGATGATGGTAAGACTTATGTGTATATCGGAGAAGCCTACTCTGGATACCAGATCTGGCTCTCTACGGAGAACCCGGCATATCAATTCTATGATGGGCAGTTTATGAGGCTAGAGGATATAGAGACTCTAAAAGCTGCTAAGACAGCCACGAACTATATCACTGACGTGACTAACGACGGCATATGGGTTACTCCTTCTGACGCTAAGCCGGTAAACGGACAGGCTGCCGGCACTACCTCCGGATGGCACATATCCGATGCGATCGAGCTTTTCAGGAACGGGTTGAGCTACTTAAAGGCGTGGATCGATAATACTAAGGCGAAGATCCGGATAGGGCTGGAGAGCGCAGGGCATACTATATTTAATGAAAACGGTATGGATGTATATAATGGGTCCAGTAAAGTTGCGTCATTTGGGAGAGAGGTTCAAATTGGGAAAGATGACGATTCCCATCTACTATTAGACTATCATTCTCTGAAGCTGATTGATTCTAATGGCCAAACGTATTTTCATATATCGGATTTTCGGACTTGGCATACGGCAAGTGAAACATATGGCGAAGG